GGGCTACAATATAAAAGGCTCCGGCGCTGGTGGCGTTGGCGGTGCCGGAAATGTCAATGTAACGCTTGGCATTGACCCGAACGCCAGCTTGAACGCACTTGCCAGGGCTCTGCTGCCGGTTCTTAAAGTTGTAGCGAAGGAGGTAGGCTGATAATGATTGCAATTAAAATCAACGGCGTCACCTATGAGAATGTGGGAACGATCAAGCCGTCGGTGGTGTATGAATATTATTACGATGTCGTCACGATGGACGGCCGCCGGCACCGGGACATTAAGGGCAAGCGCACCAACTACGATGTGACCTTTTTTAACAACGATTTCGTGGCGTACGACGCACTTAAAACGCTGCTAATGACAGCAGACAGCGTCTTGCTGGAAGTGCCGGACAGCAACACCGGGACAAACACCGGAGAGTATTCCGTCACAGTGACCGGCGACGACATTAAGGGCGTGCTTTACGACGGCACATATTACAGCACGGCGCTGTCCGTCACATTTGAAAGGGTGACTTGCGATGAGTGAGAACAAATACGGCTATTTTAAGTATTCCGACTTCTCCGCAAGCGCCGCTAATGGGGCAACATTTGATATACCGGATGTGACTTTGCAGCCTTTCTTTAACGACAACAGCGGAAACCTGCAAGCTGTGTTTACTGGCCGCTCCCAGGACTTCCTGTCCTTTGAGCCGCAGGGTTTTGATTTGAATAAGCACGTCCGTTTGCTTGACCCGAGCGCGCAGCAGTTCACGGATGGCGTCGTGTCGGCTTACAGGAGCGGCAGCAACGGACTTTTTGCTGATGGGGCGACAAACTCTCCGTTTAAGATTGAAATATCGCTAAAAGGCTTTTATTCGATGTCAGGGCTGACGATAAAATCACGGAATGTGATTAAATCGCTAAAAATCGAGGCGTTTCAAGACAATGCGCTGGTTGCTTCGGGGCAGTTTACCGGCAGCGAAAAAGAAGAATTTTTCCCGCTCGTGATAGATAATGCAAACAGCATTACATTGACGGTTGAGCAGGTGGAGCCGCTGTCGTTCATCGGTATTTGGGGCATTGAGTTTGGCACTGCTCGAGAATTCGGCGACGATAGCATTATATCCGCGTCGGCGTCAAAGCTGTATTCGCTGACGGCAAAATCGTTGGAATACGACACTCTGGACTTGACAGTGCTTGACCCGCAGCGTGGTGATTATCTCGTGCAGAACAAACAGGCGATTGATTTCTGCGTTGGAGATAATCCGATTGAGCGTTTTTATGCAAATCAAGGAGCGGAAAATGGAGACAACACGACAACGATACAGGCGTATAATGTCGTTTCTGTGTTTGAGGCACAGACACTTGGTGGATTTGTTGGAGGTCGTGCAAGTCTTGTCATTGAGCAGCTTCTAAAACCTATCGGATATAATGTTCTCGGAATGGATATAGCCAACGCTCCGACTATCGACGGCTATTTGCCTATTTGCTCTATAAGAGAGGCATTGCAATACATTGCGATAGGTTCCGGCTTGCGGTTCAGCAGTCAAGACGGAATTGATAACAACCGCTGTTTGTTGGCAGAGCCTGTTCCGACAGCGCCGGAGGAGACGGCGGTGGAGTACACAGAGGCAAATATCGTAGGTCAGCCGAAGTACGACAAGACCGACTTGGTTAAGTCTGTCACGCTGAAGCTGCATAAGCTGTCACAAGTCAAGGACACCGAGGAACTGTACCACTGGTACATTGCCAAAAACAAAAAGGTAAAAATCACATTCAGCAGCCCGCACGCCAACCTAAAGGCGTATGAAGTGACCGGCAAGAATGCAGACGGCGACGATGTGATTTCCGGAACGCCGAGTAGCAATGTGTTTTTTGACAAAAAAGAAGCAAACTATTGCGTCGTTGTGAACAAGTCAAACAATAAGATCGTCATTGTTGGGAACAAATACGAAGATACCACGGTTGAGTATGTTTCAAAAAGCGCCGAGTTGACAGACAACGACGAAGCAAGCGAGGTCAGCTACGAAACATATATTTGCACCGATGACCCGCAGGCAATCTGTGACGAGTTGTTGGAGCAGAACAACAGGCGCACAAAAATCACATTCAGCACTCTTTACCGACCAAAAATCGGAAAGGCGTACAATATTTTGGGCGATGTAATGGTGGTCACCAAGGTTACGGACACGCTGACGGGCGTATTTGAAGTGGAGGCGATATAATGGCAGCTGGTAGAATTCTCGGTGAAATGTTCGACACACAGGATTACAAGCTGTGGGTTGATTGGCGGTCTGTCGTTGACAATATGAGCAACAGCTCGCTTGTCACGGCAGAAATGTATATTCAGTACATAGGCAGCGGAACCGGTGCAGCTGGGCAGTGGAATGGCGCTCCGATTTTGACAATTGACGGCAAGAAGCACGAAGCGACCGACACGGCGGTTGATACGAGCAGCGGGGAGCCGGTGCTGCTGTTCGGAGTGTACAATCAGCTGGTGGAGCACGACCCGGACGGCTACAAGGCGGCAGAGATCAAAGGAGCGGTTTACTCGGTGCTCGGCACAACGCTCACCGGCGGCGGCAGGATTGAAGGCATTGCTGCGATGGACAAAGCGGATGTTGCAAAGCCAGTTTTTCTAAACAGTGTGCAAATTTTAGCCGGATTTGATTATGCGAGGGTTTCGTTTCAAACCGGTTCAAACATATCGCTGGTCGAATATTCATTGAATGGCGGCGATTTTGTTTCCGCAAATTATTCCGGATCGGCAAATATTTTTTTCTACATTCGCGGCCTGCAAATCGACACAGTTTATTCGCTGGTGGTGCGGATCACCAAGGCGGAAAACGGAATGCAGGCGTTATCACCGCAAGTCACATTCAAGACTTCAAAAGTCTATGTGAATGATTTTGTGCTTACAAAAGACTACATATCCGTCAAGCAGGGAGAAACTGCCAAGCTGGTTGATGGCGTGGATTACTTCTTGTACCCGGAAAACGCAACCGACAAGTCGCTGACGGTCAAGAACACGAACAGCAGCGTTTGCAGCGCTGAATATGTGGACGGCGCCGTTATTGTGCACGGCAAGGCAAAAGGCACGGCAGACCTGCGGCTGTCTGTAAACAGCACGCTGCCTATTTACGGCGTGCCGGAATTCCGGGTGCGTGTCAGCGTCAAGGTTCCGGTTGAGGGCGTAAGCTTCAACATCAAGCAAACAACGCTGCGAGTTGGGGACACCTGGCAGGCAGACTACACCGTGCTCCCGATTGGCTGTGATGGATACGATGTCGAGTTGCGGTCGCTTATGCCAAGCGTTGCAACTGTCAACGGGTCTGTGGTGACAGCTGTTGCGGCTGGTGTTGCTCCGATCAGCGTTGTAGTGACCGCCGACGAAAAGGAGTACACGGATGTCTGCGAGGTGACCGTTGTTGCGGCTGGTTCGCTCGAGGGTTACCAAAATTATTACGAGCCGGTCGACTTCTTAACCGAGAATGTGCTCAACGATATATGGCGAAACGCGCAGATTATCAAAGCGTTGTTTGATTTGCAGACTAAAGACAAGTACAAGATCGGAGCGCTGACGAAGCCGCCGCAAAGCACGGTCAACGGAGTGGCTCAGACATACGGCGGGACACAGCTGGCGGATGTAAAGGGAGTCCTTGATGGGGTCGAAACAGATATGCAGGTGCTCAACTCTTCCAAAATCGAAAGCATATACTACATTACGAGCAGCTATCGCATTGACCCTTGGGGGGTTGATAAGGCTGGCGTTTGGCGCTGGCTGCAAGTTTTGGAAGACCTGTTTCAAATGCTGACAACGGATGTCGGCTACTGGGGCTATCTACAATGCACGGACGGCACGCCCACCGTTGACGGCAGAACATTGGCTGCTCGCGGAACTTCTGTTGCGGTTGACTTTGCGAGCGTAATAGGTTAAAATAAAAATATAAGGAGGAATTCCGAAATGGCATTATCACCTATAAAATTGAATGTGAAAGCCCAGCAGCTGGAAGCGTTAGCCAACATGCTGACCGGCGAGGACATCACTTTCGTGTTTGACGCCGGTGGAGCAATCAAGGACAGCGTTGCCTTTACGCTGGACACGGCATTGTCGGAAGGCAGCCAAAACCCTGTTACAAATGCTGCGATCACCGAAGCGATCAACGACCAGTCCGCAAGGGTCGACAAGCTGGAAGCGCACAAAGGCGTGTCTTATTTGCAAGCGTGTTTGCCCAGTGACACGAAGATCACGAAAGAGGGCACATACGAAAATCCGGTTATTCTACCGTTCACTGGGACTACACGCAGCGGTGGGCCGGGGCTTAGCCTTGGAAACAACGGCGTGGTCATCGGTGCGGGCGTTAAAAAGGTTCGGGTGTCTGCACAAATGTATATGTGGAACTCAACGGCTCTGACTCAATGTGAAATCAATGTTTTCGTTAGCAATGCCGACGGCACTCGGACGCGTCATCTCCGATCCATTACAAAGCGCGTCAGCAACTATGAAACGATTGCGACATCACAAATCATTCTCCCGGTCGCCGAAGGGCAGATCGTGCAAGCTGCTTATATCGGAAAGCCGGACACAACGATTGTCGCTTATAAAGACGGCACGCTCTTGTTTGTCGAAGCCGTAGAATGGGGGGACTAAAAAATGAACGTATATCTAAAAGACAGCGTGTTCACCACCAGGATCGACACAAGCGAAAACTGGGCAGCTGCTAACCCGGTGCTATACAGGGGCGAACGAGGCATTGACAGCACCGAGGGAAAGGAAAAGGTCGGCGACGGCGTGACGGCGTGGAATGATCTCCCGTGGTTCGGCGGCGGTTCTGCACCTGCTGCCGAGGTTTGGGAGCCTGTGTTTTCAAAGACTTTTGACGCTGATGTCACAGCGAATCAAACTTGGAAACTTGATAAGCCTTGCCGAAAAATTAGGCTGCGCATGGCGGTGGCTGGTAGCGCTGCCAACTCTGCCGCTGGCGATCAGTCTGTGTACATCAACTCATATACGAGTAAGTGTATGTTGCCCAACGCTTTCCGGTTTGAGGCTGCCACCACAAAAGGCTCTTTTGTCGTTGCCGAAGCAGAGATCACCGATAATATGGTGCGTGTGCAAGCAAACAAAAGCAATATTTCGAGCAACTTCAACGCGGCCAATTCAATGAACGGACAGACGATATGGAACGCAAGCGGCATAACATTCAATATCTTTAGGGATGTCGAGGCTCACGGTGCGATCAAAGCCCTGTCTTTTCCGACAAACGGAAAGACCATTGGCGCCGGAACGCAAATCGAGATTTTGGGGGTGGCAAAGTGATGGACATTGAAACCGAAAGCCGCATTGCATATCTTAAGGCAGAGCTTGCCGAGACGGATTATCTGTGTTTGAAGTTTACAGACGGAGCGCTGTCTGAGGAGGAGTATGCGCCGATCCGTCAGCAGCGGGCAGAATACAGAGCGGAAATCAATAAGCTGCAAGAGAGCAGCGAAAATTAAGAAAGGCGGTAACTAAAATGAAAGTAAGCAAAGAAACAATCGCAAGAACGGTGGTGCTGTTCGTGGCGCTGCTGAACACCGTGTTGAATGCCTGCGGCAAGAATCCGCTGCCATTCAGCGACGACGAGGTCTACACCGGAGTGTCTGCCGTTGTGGCTACCGTTGCAGCAGTGTGGGCTTGGTGGAAAAACAACAGTTTTACGGCTGCGGCTGTCAAGGCTGATGAGGTCTTGAAGATTGAAAAAGCCGAGGGCGGAACCGAAGACGAGGGGGAGCAGTGATGGGTACACTTCTTTATTATTGCAGACAGACCACCGAGGCCTGCAAGGGCATTCCGTACGCAAGCAAGAGCCATCCTTACCGTTACGGCACCAGCGGCTGCATTTACACCAGCGGCTGCGGGGTGTGCTCCAGTTTGATGGTTTTGCGCAACTTTGGCGTGGTTCCTGCCACGATGAACACAAAGAAGTGGGCGGCCGAGTGTGTCAAAATGGGCGCAAGAGCGGCAGAGGGCACGAATATGGCCAAGATTGCCGAGCATTTCAAAAAGTTTTACGGCATTACTGCCAAGCAGACGAAAAGCACCGATACGCTGAAAAAGCACCTAAAGAACGGCGGGCGTGCCATTATCTGCGTGACAGGCAGAGGCAAACGCCTGTTCAGCAACAGCGGGCACTATATCTATGTCGGCGGGATCGACAAGTCCGGAAATCTAATCATTCTCGACCCGTACTGGTACGATGGCAAATTCACTTTGACAGCACGCCGAAAGGCTTACACAAAGGTCAAGAACGAAAGAGAAGTCTATGTTCAGCCGTCAGCGCTGGCGGCAGACATCGGCAGTATTTGGCTGTTTACTGCGCCGAAAGGCGTTAAGCCGCTGTGCAGCGTGAACGATGTCAACCATAAGAAGCCGAAGCCGGTGGCGCCGGTGGTTAGCCTTGGGCAACATATCTTGACAGCTGTGCGTGGCGTTTACAAAGGTTGCGGCGCAGATACAGGGCGCAAAAAGGTCAGCGACTTGTCGGAGGATGGACAGAAGCACGCCACGACTGCCAAGAAGTCCGCATTTGCGTTTTTGAAAAAGGGGACGATAGTTTCCTTGCTTGAAGTCAAAAAGGCGAAATCGGGCAACCTGTGGGCTAAAATTCCCAGCGGTTGGATTTGCATTTGGGAAAAATCCGACAACACCTTGTTCATTAAATAAGAAAGGGGTGGAGATCGGTGGGAATGAACAGAGACGATATTGACGCAATGAGGGATGAATTCGACGGCAGATATGTCCGCCAAGCGACCTGCGACGAAAGGCACAGAGCAGTTAGCAACAAATTCGCAAACGACGACAAGCGCATTGAGTTGCTGCTCCAGCGGCTTGCTTCCTACGACAAGCTGCTGTGGATTATCACCACCAGCGTCGTCGGAACGCTTGTAACATCGGTTGTGTCGATCATTATACACGAATAAGGGAGGAATTGCGATGGACAACAACAAACAGTGCGACGGCTGCCAAGTGGCGGCAAATGTGCCTTATGCAGCATTCGAGGCGGTGTCTGCCAGGGCGGAGCGGAACATTCGGCGGCTGGCTTTAATTATCGTTTTTTTGATACTTGCGCTAATCGGTTCAAACATTGCGTGGCTGTGTTATGAGAGCCAGTTTGACGATGTGACGACTGACCAAACCGTAACGCAAGACACGGAAGGCGGCGGCGATAACAACTTTTGTGGGTGGTGATCTCGTTGGCACGACAAACGGTTAGAACTGTAACGCACAAAAGAGTGCGCAGAACCGGCGGAAATTCCGGCTACAAAAAGTGCCCGACTTGCAAAGGCAGCGGGCGGGTGAAGTCAAGATGAGGTGGAGCAGATGAGGGCGGACGATGTGGCAGACCTGTCAAGGGAACAGTGGGAGCACTTGATAGAGCAGTACATTTTCAACGAGCAACACCGCCGGATATTCAAGCGCAGGTGGCTTGATGGTGTTTGTTTTGAGCCGCTGGCGGAGGAGTTTGACATTTCCGTCCGGCACGCGCAGAACATCGTCTACAAGTGCGAAAAGAAGATTTTGCGCCACATTTGACCGCCAGCCGTTGACAAGATCGCTGCAATCTGCTATAATGACATTGTTGGTAGAACGGCCACCCGAAGCGCCGTATTTCTCCCAGGCCGAGCATTTGCTCTACGCCAACCAGGGAGCGGGTAACTATCAACAAGGCGGACGGCAATCCGCCGAGCATATTCTTTTCTCCTTTCAAGAAATGCTGCAAAAGAGAACACCTGGCTATACGGCTGGGTGTTTTCTTTATGCCAAAAAAAGCCACCGCTGGGACACTTACCGTGGATCACTGGCAGAGGTGCGGGTGGCCTAATCGCTTCTATTCTACAACGAGTTTTTGGAAAAGTCAAAAATATATAGAAAAAGTATTGAAAAAGTATAAAAAAAGTATTGACATTCGCTTTGCATTGTGGTAATATATAGTCACAGGGGAGGGGGAAAGGAACCCCGACCGAAGTTGAAAGGAGAACAACACAATGGAAAAGATTTACAGATTTTACAACGACACAAAAACAACGTCCAGCATTTTAGAATTGATCGATATTGACATTGCAACAGGGAAAGTCAAAGGTCGTGACATTTATACTGGTAGAAGGGTAACGGTTAAAAGAAGTAATGTTCTTGATCGAGCATATTTAACTGAATATGAAGCGGCAAGAAGATTAAAAAAGGCATAAATCAAAAAAAGTGCTTTATCGAAAGGAGAACAAAAAATGACAGATAGTGAAAGAGTTGTAGCAATTAGACAAGCGCTGAAAGAACACGGATACAACAACCGAAAGGTTGGCGTTCGGTATGATGGATATGCCATTTGGCTGACAATCAAAGATTTGGCCATTGACATCAAAGAAATTGAGCAACTCGCAAAAGGCTATGAAAGCTACGAGCGAGATGAGTTCACCGGCGAGATCTTAAGCGGCGGAAACACTTTTGTGTTTGTAAATTATGCTTACGGCCTAACGGCTTAAATGCTTCTGCTGGGGTTGAGCACATCAGCCCCAGCCCACATAATAAGCTGGCGAGCTGAAACGCGAAAGGAGAAAATTATGAACGCATACATCGTGAGAACTGCAAAAGACAAGAAAGAAATTGACCGCTTTGAAAGCCTGGAGACAGCGCTCGCTGCCATTGAACATTACGAGGAGCGGGACGAAAAGGCAGGGACATTCACCAAGTGGGCTTACGAGGTCGCTTACGAGGGCACCTGGTACAGTGTGGCAGACATCGACATCCGCAAGAACGGAGAGCCCGGAGACGAGGATCTGCTTTGGATCGGTGACAATGAGCACGACGCAGTTGAGGCGTTCGGCCGGCTTTGCTTTGAGAACCGGCACAACATGAAAAACCGCCGCATTGAGTTGCGCAAAATGGACTATGATCCGAGAGACCCGGAGCGCTGCGTTGAGGGATACAACGATTTGAAGAAAATGGAGGGCTAACTCGATGGACATTCACAATGCAATCTACTGGCACCTTGGCGGCTATTCGCCAAAGCTGTTCAGTAAAAACAAGCGAGTGCTGCCGGAGTACAGCAGATATATGGCGGTGCTGTTGCAACACCTGTTAGACGGCAAGCGGCATTTCTACATTTGCCGCCGACACGGAGAGAGCCGCACAGAGTTGGCGTTCTTGAACGCCTTACATATCAAGGGCGCGTCGGAATTTACTCCGGACAAGATTTGGCTAAAGCTGGACGGCAGACGGAAAGAGGTCAAGCGGCTGATCGAATTGGCCGAACACCTGGAAAGAGAGGCAAAAGAAAAATGAGAAACGCAATATCTGCCACGCTGCGGTGGCTTGGCTGTGCAGTGGCCTGTGTGGGCTTCTGCTTAGTTTCGGAGCAGTTTTGGTGGCTACCCATACCAGTTATATGCCTTGGCGGCTTAACCGTCTTAGCGGGCGTTATGCTGGCTGTGGATGAGAAGAAGGACGATGGACGAAAAAAAGACGACCAGCAGCAGCCAGTCGCCAGGATTACAGACTTTCAACAGACTTATTTACTTGCTTGCTCGCTCGGCAAGGACGAGGACGGCTCCAATGCGTCCAGCCGGAGCATTGCAGAGTGATAGAGCGCTGGAGCGATCACCTGGAGCGTGTCCATTAGCTCGTCCATAAGGTCGAGCACCTGGCAGGTGTCCAGGCCGTCAGCGGCCGCTAAGAAGTCGCTGGAGCCGTCAGTGCTCACAGGCTTGGTGGACTTGCTGGCGCCGCCGGTAAGGTGGTCACGGACGATGTATAACCAGGCAAGGCGTTCAACCGTCGCCCAGGTCGTGTCGTGGTTGCGCTCTAAGTCAAGTATATCTTGATTGAGTATATCCAAAGAAATCATAGCTTTTTCCTTTCGTATTGGGGGTGATAAAATGAACAAAGAGGTGGTTTTCGTTTACACTTTCGCTGACGGGTATCGCTGCTGGTGCGCTGGGTTTGATAAGGTCGAGTTGCAACACGCAGAAGCAAAGCACGGCAAGCTGGTCAATGTGCAGCGGGAATATTAAGAAACAGGGCAGAGCGAAAGGCTCCGCCCTTTTCTTTTAATCCGTCACAATGCCATAATGCGGAGAATATCTCGTGAGCAATTTGTCTTGCTCTGCGCAGATCGCCGCAAGGTCATAGTCCAAGCACTCCAGCGTGATCTGTTGGCGTTCGACGCGCTCCAACTCACAGTCTACCGACTCAACAAGCTTTTTGACTTCGCAAGCCGCAGCAACCTCACCAAGTTCGTGCAAGTCTGCGTATGCCTGTTCGTACAGTTTCTTGGTTTCGGTTTCCCAGGATTGCCAGCGCAGAAATGCGTCACGAACGGCTTTGCGTTTGGTTCCGGCGTCTACCTGCTGGCGGGTGTAGCCACGCCAAGCGTTCGGGATGATCTCCGGGTCTTTGGCGGCCGCTTCCGGCAGCAGATGATTGAAGCGCGAGACGAAATACAGAACGGTTTTTTGATGTTCAAAAAATTCGGACATCGCCTGGCATTCTTGCTGTCGTTGATAGCCGCACAAATTCAAAAAGCCGAAATATTCAGCCAGCTGGCTGTGCAACATTACTCCCTCAATTTGATGGGCGTTGATACGCCCAAAAATTTCGCTTACAGTCATAGGCGGCCGCCTTTACAGTTTCTCGACCGTCACGGACAGGTTGTTGACAACTGCCGTTGCGCCGCCCAGTACAAAGGACAGGATCGAACTGTCACAGCCGCAGGCGTTGCGGAGAATGGCACTCACTGTCAGTGTGACGGTTTCATTTACGGCCGCTGTGGTAGCACTGGCTGTTGCGCCGATCACGGCAACGCCGTCCTTTTGGGCGGTCAAAGAAACAGTGCCAGCGGCAGGAGGCGTAACGGTGGCCACGGCTGTCACTTTATAATATCCGCTGCCGCAAAGCGTGATTGTGTTGCCGTCCTGCCGGAGGTTGCAGCCAAAGCGGCGGGAGGTCACGCCAACAGGAATAACGCTGCCGGCCGTGATGGTGGGTTCGGTGGTGTTGGTGGTATAAATTGCAGATTTTGACATTTTAGTTTTTTTCCTTTCGCTAAAAGATTAGCGGGAGCAGCTGTTGCCGCCCCCGCCGGGTTAAATCCTCGCCGTGGTGGCGTGTGTGTTAAATGTTGCAGCAGCTGTTGCAGCCGCAGAACGGAGACGGGCCCGCCCTCTGCGTGAATCGCCGTTGTGATGTCGCAAGCGTTTTGGTTCATTTGCGCAGACAGATTTGCCGTCGCCAACTGGTTCTTGCAGCAGCAGTCCGCAAGCTGGTTCTGCAATGCTCGACCCTCGGTCAGAATGCTGTTGTTCAGCGCGAAGGTGCTGTCACAGATACCATTGCCGATGGTGTTCAGCCGGTCGTTCAGCTGGCCGAACTGCTGGCCGAACAGGATTTCCTGCTGGCTGGCAGCGGTTGCATACTGGCCGAATTCGCCCTGTCGGTTCCAGCCGTTGCCGTTGAAGCCCCAAAACAGGAAGAGCAGGATCACCCACCAAGCACCGTTGCCGCCAAATGCGCCATTGTCGTCACCTACGGCTGCCCGCAGGTCGGAAAGTGAATAGTTATCCATTTTTTTGTTTTCCTTTCGTTAGATTTTTATAAAATGGGCTGTGCACCGCCTCATTTTAACATTGATTGGATTTGCTCCGCTTGGGCTTTCAGCTGGTTGAACTGTTGTTGGCTCATCTGCCCAGTGTTAAGCAAGTTTTGCACGATTGCCTGCGGGTCTTTCCCGCCAAGGGCTTTGCGGAATTCCGCCAGCTGCTGCAAGAAATTACCGCCGTTATTTGCCGGCAGGTTCTGCGACTGCTGCCCGCTGCTTTGCTTTTGCATTGCGTCCAGTATCGGATTGCGCATTGATGATCTCCTCCAATCTCGCTATGCGCTGTTCAAGGTCTGCGTTGGTCGGCTGTTGCGTCTGTTCGTGCGGTGTGATGTTGAATGCCGACACAGTCTTGTAACCTGCGCCGTCAGTCTTTACAAGCCACACAATTGGCTGGCTTTCGTCCAGCAGCAAGGCGCTGCTGTTCGGTGCCAGCGGGTAGGCCTGCGCTCCATTCTCGCCGTTGACAGTGACTACATCGCAACGCTGTTGCATTGCTTGGCTTTGCTGCATTGCCGCAAGTCTGTCAGCGTATGGGTTTCCGTAGGGCTGCACGCCCTGCATATAGCCGTTGAATGTGTTATACATTGACTGTTCCCTCCGTTTCTATCTCTATTTTAGAATTTTACAGTTTGTATTGCCACGAGCATATCACGAAAGTTTTATACCGATTGTATAAAAGAAATATAAAAAATATATAAAAAAGGTATTGACTTTTTGGGCTGTGTGGTGTATTATAGTAAATGTAAGGGGGAGAGATAAAGACCCCCGACGAAAGGAGAAAATAAAATGAAGGTAATGGTTAAAGACTGGTTTTTCAATAAAATGCAGGATGAGGCTTGCGGCGTACATTTGGTTCACACCGCTGTGCAGGTGATCGACGAAACAGCAAAGGCTTACAAGCTGGAGATGATCGCCACCACTTACGACGGAGAGTTTGAGACCACCAAGGCTATGTGGTGTCCGAAGTCTTGCACGATGACCGAAGAGGAGTACAAGGCTAATGAGCAGGCACAAGTTGACCGCTTCCAGGCTGGTTGCGAAGCTTACGAAAAATTGCTGACATTCGCCAAGAACAACGGAGTTAAGGGTGTTCGCAAAGGTATGCGTAAGGCCACAATCCTGGCTAAAGTCGAAGCTGCTGGCTTGCAGTACATTGCTTAATCGAAAGGGGTGGCGACAAAATGGCGTTAAAAGAATACCGGATTTTAATGATTGATCTTTTGAAAGAAGAAATAGCCGCCAACGGCTGGCTGACGGCTTGCAATAGCGAACAGGTTGACTGCCTTTGCAAAACAGTCGTGAAGCTGAACGGTTGCAGATTCGATACGATGGCACTGGCTTATATCGCCAAAGCAATTAAAAAGTATAGCCGCACATCCGACAGTGCGGTAGAGATCGCCGACAAGTTGGTGAACAAATGCTGCCGGGTGCTGCTGATCAATGACAGCGATGGCAGCCGCTGGGACGGAAGATAAAAAGATAAGTTAGCGCCGGGCGGGAACAAAGCCCGGCAGGAAAGGAGAAAAAATGAACAGATGTACGATTTGCGGGAGGACTTTCGACGGCTGGGAGATCAGCGGCGGGGTCTGCGATGGTTGTGCTGAAGCTATGGACGATGACAAGATGGTTTGCCCGATTTGCGGCAAAGAACATTACCAAGAGGATATGCCACACGGCGTTTGCTCTGACTGCTTGAGCGAGACGGCTTGGCAGTTTGACACTGTAAAGGAGATCATCGGAAACGAAAAAGAGAGCGTTCAGCTGTCTGCGTTGGTGGTTTCGATGTTAGACCCGGACGAAATCGAGGAAATCTGCGAGAGAGAAATCCGAAAGGCTGTTGAAGCCGGAGAGGTTGACCTTTCGCCGGTGATAGAAGCGGACGAGGACTGGTTCTGCGAGCGCTTCATTGAACACGACAGAAAGGAGGGTGAGAGATGAGCAACACGACAACAAGGGACAATTTGCTACTGGTCAAAATGACCGACGGCGAAAAAGAACAAATCCGGCAGGCTGCTGACCTGCGTGGGCTGACGATGTCAGCTTATGTTCGTATGGTTCTGCTCGCAGCAGCGGGCAAAGAGAAAGGAGAGTAAGAAAAATGGCAATCATCGTAATGATTTACGGCCAGAGCGGCACAGGCAAGTCCACCAGCTTGCGAAACTTCGCAACGGATGATGTGGCAATCGTAAATGTGAGCGGTAAGCCGCTGCCGTTCAAAAACAAACTGAAAACATACAACAGCGACAACTATGCCAAGATCGAAAAAGCTATTGCAGCAGCACCGCAGCAGTCCATTGTGATCGACGACGCAACCTACTTGATGGTCAACGAGTTTATGCGCAACGCCAAGGTGACCGGTTATCAAAAGTTCACGGATATGGCGCTTTCGTTCAATCATCTGGTTGAATTTGCTGCCAAGTTGCCGGACGACAAAATTGTCTATTTCCTTGGGCACAGCGACCAAATGGACGACGGCCGGGAGCACTTCAAGACAATTGGGAAAATGCTTGACAACTATGTAACGCTGGAGGGGCGGTTTACAATCGTTCTCAAGACAGTTGTGCAGGACGGCCGGTACTGTTTCCAGACGCACAACAACGGACAGGACACCGTCAAAAGCCCGCTGGGGATGTTCGACCAAGACTTGATTGACAATGATCTAAAGGCGGTTGACAGCGTCATTCGGGAGTATTACGACATTGGCGGTGCAACAGATGAGCAGTGACACGCTGAACGGCGTTAAATCTTTCATTGACGGAACGGCAACCGTCGTGGTACACTTTCCAGTAGACTGGCAAGGGCGCAGCTTTGTGTGCTGTGCGCAGTGTCCATACCTGTCCAGTAGCAAGCGTTACTGCCAGCTTAATCAGCGTCCGGTACAGTTCCCGGATCGTTACATAGGGTATGAATGCCCGTTAAATTTTGAAGAACAAAAGGAGTTTGAAAAATGAAAAAGTTTGATTTTGAAGCAAAAAAAACAGGGATGTCATCCGATCCGCTGCCCGCTGGTGGATATGTAGCGAAAATTGTAAACGCACTCATCAAGACATACGATTGGGGCGAGGTGCTTGTCATTTCGTTTGACATCGACGAGGGCGAGTACAAAGACTTCTTCCGTCAGCAGTTCAAGAATTCACCTTTCGAGGACAAGAAGTGGAAGGGCAACATCCGCGTGACGGTTCCGGATAAGGCCAATCAGTGGTATGACAGCCAGTTGAAGCGGTTCGGCAATTTGATCGCTTGCTTAGAGGAGAGCAACGACGGCTATCATTGGGACTGGGACGAAACGGCACTCAAAGGCAAGCGCGTTGGCGTTCTGTTCCGTGAAAGAGAATGGGCATACAATGGCAACACTGGCTGGACTACAGAGGCGTGCTCTATTCTGTCAGTGCAGGACATCCAGGACGGCAAGTTTAAGACGCCAAAGGCCAAGCCGCTGCCCGCAAGTCAAAAACCGGCTACCGTTGACAGCAACACTAATTTTGAAGTCATCGACGACGGCGACGATGACGACCTGCCGTTCTAATGCGGCAAGCGGAAATCGAGGCGGCGCTGGACACAATGCAAATCGTTGTTGACACGCGAGAGCACCGAACAGTGGAAGCCGTCAAGAGATGGGAAGCGTTCGGCGTTCCTTACCGCCAAGACAAGTTGGACTTTGGCGACTATGGCGCAGAATTCGATCTACCTGGATTTGGCAAGTGGATTTGCCCCGCCGTGGTAGAACGCAAAATGTCATTGACAGAAATCTGCGGTAATTTCTTTCAGCACCGAGATCGGTTCGTTCGTGAGTTTGAGCGAGCAATGGCGGCAGGCTTCAAAGTCTATCTGCTGATCGAAGGTGAAAGCTGGGAGTCGGCATACGCTGGCCGTTACCGATCCAAGGTTCTGCCGCAGTGTTTGGTGGCAAGCCTAACGGCTTGGATGGCTCGGTATAATTGCGTCGTGCTTTTCTGCACAGCCAGGACGGCGCCGAGGTTGATCAAAGAGTTGCTTTACAGAGAAGCAAAAGAAAATTTCACGAAACATTTTAAGGATGACTAATCATGGATATTGACAAAATCATTTATTTTTTGAAAGATTTTAGAAAAAGAACGAGTGCAGATAGCGCCGAGGCGATCGATTGCGCAATTGAAATCGTAAAAAAGCAAAGACCAGAGAGGGCTTTGGAATTTACTGTTCCAGTGTTCACGACCAACGGCGACCACGAAGAAGTGAATGTAAATTCTTGTCCCACCTGTTTCCAAACAGTCGATCACACCGAGTTTTGCCCGCATTGTGGCCAGCGTCTGATTTGGAAAGACACTGACTGTCTCGTGACGAGATGATGAGCGGAAGTAAGTATGTTTGCGAAAGTAGAAAGGAGAAAAACGAATGACACAAGAAGAATTGAAAGCCGTGCTTGAATTGCATAAGAAATGGCTAAACAATGAAGCTGATGGAGCAAGAGCCAACCTGTGGGGAATCGACCTACGAGGAATTGATCTAAGAGGAGTCGATCTTCGATTGGCTTGTCTATCTGAAACAGATATGCATGGAATTGATCTGCAGGGAACCAATTTGCGAGGCGCTGACATGTGCAGAGTTGACATGAGAGGAGCCAACTGCTGTGGAGCCGATTTGGGTGGAACCGACTTGCGAGGAAGCGATATGAGAGGAACCGATTTAAGCGGATCCGATCTGTGGAAGGCTAAACTATGGAAAACCCGCTTGCAAGGAGCAAAATTGAGTGAAGTTATGAATTTCCCGTTCATACCTTATGCTTGCCCCGAAAAAGGTGAGTTTGTCGCGTTTAAAAAATGTGGGGAGTACATTATTGAAATTCTTATTCCAGCTGACGCCAAGCGCTGTTCTGCGACTACTCGAGAATGTAGAGCAAGCTATGCTAAGGTGCTTTCAATAACAACGATTTCAGGCAAGCCAGCCAAAACGACGAGTGTAATTAACACGAACTATTCACCAAATGTCGTTTATAAATTTGGAGAATTTGTATATCCGGATTCATTCGACGATAACCGATGGAACGAGTTTTCACACGGCATTCATTTTTTTATCAACCGTCAAGAAGCTGTTGAATATTAAAGGAGAAAGCATAATGTGTACAGGAATGACAAGTTTTAACCGGCCGGACGGCTGGATAAGCGTAAAGGACAGGCTGCCGGACACAAGTAGATATGTGATTATGTGTTCAAATTTAGGAGACGTATACGAAGGTTGGTATCACACTGTCGATAAACACTGGATAAGACACGGCAATGTTGTTGAAAACATTACGCATTGGCGAGAAATTCCAAAGCTGCCGAGAATGGAGGATAGCAAAGAATGACAGACACGCCATATAACAGAAAAATACAAAACTTTCTTGAGGAATACGTTAACTGCGGTCCTGATAATTATTATGCGAACGGAATGATGAAAAAAGAATCAGTCAAAGAAGCAGTTAGATTGTTGCTCGAAAAAATGTTTTTTTCATCTGTCAAAGATATGAGATTCCAAGCATTAAAAGATTACAGCATTTTATTACCTGCGTGGGTGTTTGAATGTGTAAAGGAGAAAAAAGAATGACAAATTTTGAAAAAATTAAAGAAAATAATATTGAGGAAATGGCAGAGTTCTTAAATAGTGCAACAGGACAAATCGCCTTAAGACTCAATGGCGAATATGTTTCAAATGATAAAGTCTCATTGCGTTTATGGCTTAAAAGCGAGGTGGAAAAATGAATTTATCTTTTTCATTTGGTGCATTGTGCCCAAAATTTAGTACACAGCTAAAACAACAGGGGTATGAATTAAAAAACAAAGAAACATGGGACAAGGCTGTGCTTTCAGTTGTGTATTTACACATTCATGATATTTTAACAGATTCAAGATATGATGAGTGTTTGAATCGAATTGTGAAAAAATCAAAAGTTGATTGGCTTAAAAGTAAGGTGAAAGAATGACAATACAAGAGGTAAAAAACAACTTTGTTCAGAATTTAGCTGAAAACGCTTATATAAATATGTGTTCGGTAGAAGAAATGAACATTGTTATAAAAGCACTTGAAAAACAGATACCAAAAAAGCTAAAAATTACAGAAGTCGGTCGCTTTGGCGCAGTGCTCTTATGTCCGAGTTGTGAGAATGAAATCGCAATGATATATAATAGTGTTTGGCAAAAAGGCAAATATAAACAAAAGTATTGTGACAACTGCGGACAGTCTTTAGATTGGAGTGATTTGAAAGAATGAACATTCAACTGGACAAGCAGGCGTTAATGCCTGTGAGAGCACACGACACGGATGCAGGGCTTGACCTGTTGTCACCGGTGGACACGGTAATTCCTGCACATGGAGCGGTGACAATTGACACCGGGGTACATATTGAGTTGCCGCCAAATACCGCAGGCTTTCTCAAATCAAAAAGCGGATTGAATGTTAAGTACGGCATTACAAGCGAGGGCGTGATTGATGTTGGCTACACTGGCAGCATTGCCGTCAAACTGTACAATCACAGCAGTATTGATTACACCGTGCACCGTGGTGACAAGATCAGCCAGCTGGTGGTGGTCAAGATCGACACGCCGGAGTTGGCACTGGTGGAAAAGCTGGCAGACACCGAACGAGGCAACGGCGGGTTTGGGAGTACAGGGAGGTGAGCAGGATATGAGCAGCAGCACAAATCATTTTTGCGAATGTGGAAAACGCAAAACCAGAAATCGTATCAAATTGCGTGCAATGACAGCGGAGGAATTCTGCTTATCGCACCATTGCAAAGATTGTCCAGAGAATATGCCTTTCAACAGCGGGTGTTCGTTGGATATAACCTGTACAATTTCGAAGAAAAAACCATTTGAAATTCCGTACCAAGACAAAAACGGGCGGTATATTTTGGTGCGCGCTGATGATTGATTACGCAGCAGAAATCAAGGAACGGCTGGACACGACTGAGGTGCTGGAAGCGTATGGAATTCACATTGACAGGAAGGGGCGGGCTGTCTGCCCCTTCCACGACGACAACACGCCGTCAATGCAGGTCTATTCCGGAAGCAATGGCTACCATTGTTTTGCGTGCGGAGAGAACGGCGACATTTTGACATTCGTACAAAAGTATTTTGGCCTTTCTTTCTTGAAAGCGTGCGAGAAGTTGAACAATGATTTTGCGTTGGGCTTGCCAATCGGGCGGCGGATTTCCGTAAGAGAACAGCGGAAGATGGAGCAGGCCACCAGGGAACGCAAAGAAAAGTGCAAGGCAGAAAAAGCAATGAAGGAGCGGCTGGAGCGTGACTATTGGGCTGCGTTCGACGAGTGGGCAAGGCTGGACTACCAGCTGCGCAAATATCGACCACAGGCCGCCACAGAGCCGTTAAACCCGCTTTTCGTTGAAGCACTACAACGGATAGGCTTGGCAGATGAAAGGCTCACACAGGCCGATTTAAGGAGGCGATGAAGTGCTTACAGATGAACAGATACAAGTTATAGCAACGCCGGAACAGTTGCTGAACACTGATTTACTTCTTGATCTATGCGACGAGCGGCCGGAAGATCAAGCAAGGCTTGCGGCGCTGATGGCGATAAAGGCAAAGGAATTCGGCATACAGCAGGAATTCAAAAGCGTGCTAAAAGCGTTCAACAAGGCAAACGAGAGCCTGGCCAAAGAATACAAGCGGACAAATGCAAAGCTGCGCTGCGGTGTTGACTTGGATTTTGACGCGAATGGCCGGCCGGTGGCTTCGATTGACAACTTTGTAAAGGTGCTCGAGGGTGACCCGAGGTTCTCCGGCATAAAGTTTAATTTGCTTACATATAGCCCGGAAAAGACCGTCAACGGCGTGGCGGAACGGTGGACGGACGCTGACGACGCAGAAATGCGGCGGTATATTGAGAAAAAATACGGCTTCCACAGCGTGCAGAAAAGCGAGGACGCTATGCGCATTGTGCTGGCTCGCCACGAGTACCACCCAGTGCGTGAGATTGTGGACGGATTGGAATGGGACGGCGTTTCGAGAATTTACGGCTTCTTGGCAAAGTGGACGAAATGCGAGGACACGCCGTACACCCGAGAAGTCAGCCGCCTTATCTTTGCCGGCGGTATTCACCGGCTATACAATCCAGGTTGCAAATTCGACGATATGCCGGTGCTGATCGGCACAAAGCAGGGAGAAGGCAAGTCAACGCTGATCCGCTGGCTTGCTTTGGCGGACGAATATTTTACAGAGGTCAACGAATTTGACGGCCAGCGCGGAATTGAATCAATCGAGGGTGCGTGGATTTGCGAGGTGTCGGAACTACTTGCAATGACACGAACGAAGGAGCAGGAAGCCGTCAAGTCCTACCTTACCCGGTTAAATGATCGCTACCGAATGCCGTTCGACAAGCGAGTGACCGACCACCCACGGCAGTGTATATTCATAGGAACGACCAACAAAGAGCAGTTTTTGACGGATAAGACCGGCAACCGGCGGTTCTATCCGGTGCGGGTGAAGCAAAGCGGTTATGAGTTGTTTGACAATGAGAAGCAAATCAAAGCCGACATCCGCCAGTGCTGGGCAGAAGCGTTGGAACTGTACAAGGCCGGCAAGCTGCTGCCGTATGCTGACCGGTCGCTGATTGATGACATTCGAAAGGAGCAGGCAGAAGCAACAGAAGATGATTTCCGTGTTGGTATGATCGAGGATTATTTGGAAAATAAGACCGAGATTTGCGTGCTTGAACTTTGGCAGGAGGCTTTGCGTATGGGCGAATATTCAAAGCCCACCAAAAAGGAAAGCCAAGAAATCGGGCTCATACTCCAATCAATGAGCGGGTGGGTCAAGCAGCCATATCCCAAGAAGTTTCCGGTTTATGGCAATCAGCGTTGGTGGGCGAACGAGGACAATTCCGACCAAATCGACCTTGACGACATCCTCGAATTTTAGCCAAAAATCTGCCGCCTTCGTGGTGTTTGTAGCGTTGTAGTAGACTTTGTAGTGCGACTTTGTAGTCCGAAAATTTGGCGCAACAAAGCCAAAAAAACACATTCTCTATATAAAACACTACAAACACTACATTATTTGTGAGAGTAATATAAAATAAGGAAAAAAGTAAAAATAGAAATATATTTATAGCAGACAACGTAGTTTTTGTAGTTTGTAGCGGCTCGAAAGTCTAAAATTTGGCGTGGTTGAGCCAAAAATGGGTCGCTACAAACAAACTACTACATTGTAGGCTGTTTAGCAGAAAGGGACAAGATAATGGACAAAAGTTTAGAAAAGGCCGCCGCTGACGGCAAAATCTTACCGAAAGGGCTGACAGCAGCGGACAGTGCCGAATATATTGGACTGCTGGCTATATATAGGCTGTTCCGCGCTGGGTTGATGGACAAAGAAACAGCGAAGCGGCAGAAAGAGGCATTGCGTTACAACTGCACCCTGCTGCGATCAGAAGCGGAGTTTTTGAGCCGAGAAGCGTTGGCGCTGGAGGAACGAATCACCGCAGCCACAGAAGCCTACACTGCTGACAAGAACCTGGACACAGCAGAGGAATTATACAGGGCGTTTTATCATTTGCCGCCAAAAAGTTGATTTTTGGTGGCTTTTCTGCTACAATTATATTTAGGAGGTGCGTTTTGATGAAGGTTGAAATGCGAGCGCTTGATACAATCAAGCCGTATGAAAAGAATGCAAAAAAGCACGACCAAACGCAAATTGATAATGTGGCCGAGAGTATCAAACAGTATGGCTTCGTGCAGCCGATTGTTGTGGATAAGGACGGCGTTATCGTGATTGGTCACTGCCGAGCCCTTGGCGCAAAGAAGTTGGGGCTTAAAGAAGTGCCGTGCGTTTGCGTGGAAGACTTGACGGAGGAACAAGTCCGAAAATTAAGGATTGTAGACAATAAGAGTAACGAGAGTGACTGGGATTTAGAATTGCTGGCAGATGAAATTGCCGATCTTGATTTCAGCGATTTTGATTTTGGATTCCAAATCGACGAAGAAAAAGAACAAGATGAGAGTGAGAGTGAGAGCGCTGTTGAAGAAATTCCGCAAAGCAAAGTTGGAGTGTTTTCCGTATCTGCTTTTGGTATGAACTCCGAGTGCTTTTTACAACTGATGTTGACGGAAGAGCAAGCGGAGCAGATTGTTGCTTTTTGTACAAAAAACGGCGGTGAGGCTTTGCTGCAAACATTAAGCGGGGTAATTGACAATGCGTGATATAACCCAGCGAGTCCGTGAAGCGTGGTCGTTTTACGACAAACTTCTTGACGAAAGAATTGCGCAAATATCCGAACTATCCGGTGTCCATGTCGAGCATTTTGTAAAAATAAATCCGGCGGAATTTATTGAAAAGAATAAGCACCAAAGCATTGTCGGATATGAATACAAAAATATAGGAAAGTGGATTTTACAAACAAAGGATAGCGACGATAAATTTCTTATTTCTCCGCTTGACGCCATAAAAGAAACGGCTGCACAAGTTTCGTATAAGAGTGGAACTATTATTGAGCGAAAAATTCGGGCTTCGAAGTGTGTTTGCGTTCCGGTTCCTGTTGATTTTGCGCAAGATTTCTTTATCCGAAATCACAGACAGTCGGCTCCGCTGATAAGCAGCAAGGCTATTTGTTTTGGACTTCTTTTTGACGGTGAAATTGTTGCCGTTATGTTGTATGACATTTCTGCCAGCGCAGTTCGTGGAAAAAACAAAAAGTACGAACTTGTAAGACTTTCTATATCGAAAGGCACGCAGGTATATGGCGGGGCGAGCAAACTGCAAACCGCTTGTGAAAACTCGTTGCGTGAAATTGGGGCAAAAAAGATATATAGCTATTCAAACGCGACCATCAACTCTGGTGCTGTTTATGAAAAGCTTGGCTTTTGCTGCAAAAGAGCAGACGGCGGACAGCCGTTTGTTATACTAAAAAATAATAAACTCGAAAGGCTTATTAACCTATATCCGGAAAGCACGGATGAGAAGCTTGCTTTTCACGGGTGGATAAAAACACACGTTGGTGGTAACAAGGTTTGGGAAAAGGACATAAGCTAACGGAGATTGGAAAGGAAGTGACCCGCCAATGCCTGGTGGTAGACCTCTAAAGCCAATAAATCAAATCGAATTTGAAAAACTCTGCGGCCTGCAATGCACGCAAGAAGAGATTTGCGGCTGGTTCGGTGTGACTGACAAGACGCTGAACAGTTGGTGCAAGCGGACATACGACCAAAGTTTTTCCGAAATATTCAAAGAAAAGCGGGGCGTAGGGAAAATATCCCTGCGCCGTGCCCAGCTTCGACTGGCAGAAAAAAACGCAAATATGGCCATTTGGCTCGGCAAGCAGTACCTTGGTCAAAGCGACCGAGGCGAGTACACAGTTGCGGTTGATAGGCGGGAGGATGATCCGCTGACTTTGGCGCTGAAAGAGACTGCAAGAGCAATAGAGCGAAGCGAGGGCGACAATGCCGGGGTTGAGTAAAAAGCAATTGCAAATATTGGCGTTCCCTTATACGCGCTTTGACGCCTTGATTGCTGACGGCGCTATCCGTTCCGGTAAGACCGTTTGGATGATGTACGCGTTCGTTGAGGACGCTATGAGACGATACGACCGGCAGCGGTTCGGCATTTGTGGCAAGACTGTTGACAGCGCCGTAAAAAACATAATCGTGCCGTATCTTGGAATGACCGAGCCAAGAGAGCGGATGGACATACAGTGGCGACGGAGCGACAAGTTGCTGGTGGTTCGGTGCGGCCGGGTTGAAAACTATTTTGAAATATTCGGCGGCAAAGATGAAAGTAGCTTTACGCTCATCCAAGGCCGAACGTTGGCCGGCATTCTGCTTGATGAGGTGGCACTAATGCCCCGGTCGTTCGTAGAGCAGGCGCTCTCCCGCTGCTCTGTTGATGGGTCAAAGTTTTGGTTTAACTGCAACCCGGACAGCCCGCAGCACTGGTTCTATACCGAGTGGGTGAGCCAGCCGGAGGCGCATAATGCTTTGCGGCTGCATTTTGAACTGCGGGACAACCCGGCTCTGACGGAGCATATTTTGCAGCGCTATGAGACAATGTACACCGGTGTGTTCTATCGGCGGTACATTCTTGGTGAATGGTGCGTTGCCGAGGGCTTGGTTTACGACTTTGGCGAGGACAATATAACCGACGATGTGCCAGCGAATGGCGAGTATTATATCTCTATCGACTACGGCACGCAAAATCCGTTCTCTGCTGGCCTGTGGTGCGTTTTAGGCTCAAAGGCAACAAGGGTTAAGGAGTTTTACTACAATGGCCGTCAAAAGGCCGTACAGAGGACAGACGAGCAGTATTGCGACGATGTGGAGCAGCTGGCTGACGGATATAATATACGCAAGGTGGTTGTTGATCCGTCTGCGGCGTCTTTCATTGCAGCGCTGCGGCAGCGTGGATTTAAGGTTATTAAGGCAGACAACACAGTCCTTGACGGTATCCGCCGGGTGTCGGTTTATCTGCACGCTGGAAATATCCAAATTCACCGCTCTTGCGTTGACAGCATTGCCGAGTTTGGACTATATCGCTGGGACGACAAGGCAGGGGATGACCGAGTGGTCAAAGAGAACGACCATTGCTTGACTGGTGACACCGTCGTGAATACAGTTTTCGGCTGCAAAAAAATAAAAGACCTTGTTGGAAAAATCGGGCTTGTTTGGAGTTACAACGAGAAGCGGAAAAAGAAATGTATAAGGCCGTTTTTTGGCGTGAGAAGGACAAAAGAGAATCAACCGATTTTGAAAATAACGCTTGAAAACGGCAAGGTTATCAAATGCACCGAAGATCACAAAGTTTTGACCGACAAAGGATGGGTAAAAGCAAAATATCTAACGCAATCAAGCAAAATCGTTGACATTATGGACTAAACGCGCTACAATATTTGTAGATTGATATTCACGGAGGATGTAATTATGGTTCAATATGTTGACGACGGCGATCTCGCTTGCTTTGACGGATTGTCGTTCCGCAGAGATAAGAAAACCGGATATTTTTTGAATGCGAAAACGCACAAACGACTTCACGTTTATGTGTGGGAGTATTACAACGGCTCAGAAGTCCCAAAGGGGTATAATGTTCACCACAAGGATTTTGATAAGAACAACAACGAAATTGAAAACCTTGTGCTGATGACAGCGAAAGAACATTCTAAATTGCACGGCAGTTCATGGAGCGAGGAAAGACGAGAGTGGGCGAGGGAAAACCTTGCAAAAAATGCGAGACCAAAAGCGTCTAAATGGCATGGCAGCGAAGAGGGCAAAAAATGGCACTCGCAACACGCAATCGAAACTTTCAAAAATATGCCTTTGAAGTCTTATCGTTGTACCTTCTGCGGAAAAGAATTTGAGACAAAGGCAACGTATGGTGAGAACAAAAACCGCTTTTGCTCAAACAAATGCAAATCCGCATATCGCAGGAAGATGGGCTTTGACAATGTGACAAAAATCTGTGAAAGGTGTGGAGGGGAATATGTCGCGAACAAGTACCAAAAAACGAAGTTCTGCCAATCTTGTAAAGGTGCTAAAAATCGAGAGTGTGAAAAATGAAGACGTGTATAACATGGAAGTGATCGGCACGCACAACTTTTCCGTTAACGGCGGCTTGATCGTTCACAACTGCATGGATGATATTCGATATTTTGTGAATACGATTTTACGCAAAAAAATCGGCAAAAAAGAAAGTCCGCTTATTTTGAGCGTGGCCAAATAACAACACGATGAAAGGGTGGTTAAAATTTCTATTTATTTGACTTTCCAAGACCTTGAAGCGTGCGGAGCATTTGAGGGCAAGCGGCAGTCGTTTGTCCTCTCGGCTATCCGCCAGCACAAGGACGGGCAGCTTTATCGGACTGCTTGCCGGGCGTGGGAGTATTATCAAGGACTTAATCCGACGATAATGCGTTATGAAAAGTTGATCTACGACTTGCGGGGTGACGCTCATGTTGATAGATGGGCGCCCAATCACAAGATCACAAGCAACTTTTTCAACTTTGCAATTACGCAGGAGAACCAGTACCTGCTTGGCAACGGCGCTATTTTTGGCGACAAGAAAACAAAGGAAAAGCTGGGCGGCGGCCAGGGCGAACTGCACGGCGGGTCTTATGACTTCGACTATCAGCTGCAGAAGATCGGCAAGTCTGCTTTGATTGGTGGCGTGGCTTTCGGCTTCTGGAACCTCGACCACCTGGATGTGTTCGATGTGACGGAGTTTGTCCCGCTGTTCGATGAGGAAAGCGGAGCGCTGCGGGCTGGCATTCGGTTTTGGCAGCTTGCAGACGATAAGCCGCTGCGGGCAACGCTTTATGAAGTGGACGGTTACACGGAGTACCTAAGCCCGACCGGTACGAATGAAAAAATATTGATTATCCAGCCAAAGACCGCTTACAAGATGAAGGTGCGGCATTCTATCGCTGACGGAACCGAGATTTACGATTTTGAGAACTACCCGGAGTTTCCAATCATTCCGCTGTACGGCAACGACAAGAAGCAGTCGGAGTTAGTGGGGCGCCAGGGAACGCTTGACGCATTCGACCTTATCAACAGCAACCTCGTGAACAATGTCGATGAGGGCAATATGATTTACTGGGCGATCACCAACGCTGGCGGAATGGACGACGAGGATGACCAGCGGTTCTTGGAACGGCTGCGCACAATGCATGTTGCGCACATCGACGACGACGGCGCGCAGGTTGAAGCCCACACAGTTGAGGCGCCGATTGCTGCGTCCGACGCTGCGATAGCCACAATCAAGGCACGGCTTTACGAAGACTTTATGTGCCTTAATGTTCTCGACCTTTCGGCTGGCTCAAAAACTGCCACGGAAATCCGGGCAGCTTACCAGCCGCTTGACAGCAAGACGGATATGTTTGAGTATTGCGTGACGAACTTTGTGGAAAAGATTTTGCAGCTTGCTGAAATCACCGACAGCGTCAGCTTCAAGCGGTCAAAGATCGTAAATCAATCCGAGGAAATGCAAATGGTTCTTTCTGCTGCCGAGTATTTGGACGACGAAACAATCACCGAGCAAGTCTGCTTCTTGCTCGGCATTGGCGACCAGGCGGATGAGATCATCAAGAGAAAGAGGGACGAGGAGGGCGGCCGGATCGAGGTTGACGACAACCCCGCCCTTGATGGAGCAGAACCGGCGGGGCAGCAGGCGGAGCCGGATGTTGGCCAGCAAGGCAATGAGCCGACCGGAAGCGGGCAGGATGACGACTTGGACACCTTGACGGATGAGGAATTGCAGGCACTGCTTGACAAGATCACCGAAAAAATGAAAAAGAAAAGCGAAAAATAAACAGCTGTTTAGCAAATTGATGTGAACGAGAAAACGCTAAAAGGAGGCGCCAGCGTTGGCAGATAAGGCACACAGAGAAACAGACAAGTTATTGCTTTCGCTGGAGCGCCGCATTCGGCGGATATACCGGCAGACGCAAGATGAGGTACGGCAGGCCTGGGATGATTATATGGCGAAAACCGAGCCTAAACTGGCCAGCTTGCAAGAGCAGTACGAAGCCGCCAAGGAAACCGGCGACAAGGCGGAAATCAAGCGGGCTGGTCGTGAGTTGGCATTTGCAAAGCGTGAAACGACTGTACAGAATGACCGGTTCAAAAGCATTGCGGAACAGACCGCCGAGAATTTGAGCCATGTTAACGAGATTGCGTTGGAATACACCAACGGCAGGCTGCCGGAAGTCTACGCCTTGAATTACAATGCGATAGGGAAAGCCGCCAAGCGAGAACTGCGGGGCTTTTCCTTTTCTTTGGTGGACGCCCACACAGTCGAGAATTTGATCTTGCGAGGTGACCGCTCACTGCTGCCGCTGCGGAAGCTGAACAAGGCCAAGGATGTCCGGTGGAATATGAAAAAGATAAATTCCGAGGTTTTGCAAGGGATTTTGCAGGGCGAGAGCATTCCGAAAATCGCAAACCGCATTGCCAAGGTGCAACAAATGAATATGCACGCAGCCGTAAGGACTGCACGAACGGCTGTCACAGGCGCCGAAAACAAAGGGCGTATGGATATGCTCGGCGAGATGGAATCCAAGGGCGTTGTGGTTGACAAAATGTGGATTTCCACACACGACGGCAAAACGAGAGACTGGCACGCTGAACTTGACAGAAAGACGATTAAAAAAGATAAGCCGTTCGTTAATTCTATTGGCTCTATAATGTACCCTGGAGATCCTGCTGCTGCGCCGTCGAACACCTATAATTGCCGCTGCACACTCGGCTATAAAATCATCGGCTTTACGCCACTTAGCGAGGTGAGTAAAAAATGAGTGTAAAAATCACTTCAAAAGACAACAGCAAAGAGTTTGAGCGGGCGTTTCAAAACGCACTTGAGCGAGGACTGGAAGCTATTGGAATGGCTGCCGAGACTTATGCCAAGACTGATGGAGATATGCCCGTCGTGACTGGTTTGGCGAGAAACAGCATTACTTATGCGTTGGCAGGTCAAGAACCGAACACAAAGGAGTACAAGGCAGACAAAAAGGGCAAATATGAAAAAGAGTTGCGCACCGGTAGTTACGAGGGCACTATGGACGGCAAGAAAGGAGACCTTTTTGTCGCTATCGGCTCAAATGTCGAATACTTCCCGTCTATCGAACTTGGTGGTACAAATAGAGTCGCTCACCATGTTTTGAAGCGTGCGGCTGCCGAACACGCAGACCGTTACAAGCAGCTACTGGAGGACAGCCTGCGCAACGCTTAATCATTAACTTTTGGTATAATCATTGACAAAAAAATATGCTTGCTGTATAATTAAAGCAAGAACAAAATCTAACGGCAAAGAAAAGCCGCCGAGGAAAAGGAGACAGGTTCTATGGCATTGACGAGGAAAATGCTCAAGGCAATGGGCATTGGCGAGGAACAAATCGACCAAATCATCGAAGCGCACGCTGACACAGTGGACGCTCTCAAAGAAGAGCGGGACGCTTTGAAAGGCAAGGCGCAGGAGTTGGCAGGTGTCCAAAAGGAATTGGACGATACGAAAAAACAGCTTGACGCAGCCGGGGACAATGATGGCTACAAAAAGCAATACGACGATCTTAAGCAGGAGTTCGACGAATTCAAACAGGCCGCAAGCGTTAAGGAAGCACACACGGCAAAGGCGACGGCTTACCGTAAAATGTTACAGGCCGCAGGGGTTTCCGAAAAACGAATTGACAGCGTTTTGAAGGTGTCGGACATTGACAGTGTCGAACTCGACGCAAAAGGCGAAATCAAGGGCGCTGACAAGCTGACAGAGGCCGTTAAGACCGAATGGGCTGACTTTATCGTGTCCGAGGGGCAGAGAGGTGCCAACACTTCAACGCCGCCCGGGAACACGCAGAACAAGACTGTTTTTTCTGCTGATGATATGAAGAAAATGTCCGCCGCAGAGATCAATGCCAACTGGGAAAATATCAAACAGTCGTTAAAATCGACAAACTAAACTGAAAAAAGGAGCAAAAAAAGATGGCTATTTCTTCTTTTATCCCTCAAATCTGGGACGCACGGCTGCTGAACGCGCTGGACAAGGCGCATGTGTTCGCCAATGTGGTCAATCGTGACTACGAGGGTGACATCAAGCAGCAGGGCGATACCGTAAAGATCAACACCATTGGCGCTGTGACCATCGGCAACTACACCAAGAATACCGACTTCACCACTGGCCCGGAAGCACTGGCCACCACCGAGCAGAGCCTTACCATCGACCAGGCAAAGTACTTCAACTTCCAGGTCGACGATGTGGACGCTGCCCAGGCTGCCGGTGATGTGATGGATAAGGCAATGCAGCGTGCGGCTTATGGCTTGAATGACGCTGCTGACGCTTACCTGGCTAAGCAGCTGGCAGACGCTATCACTGCAGGCAACGGCAACCTTGTTGCCACCGACGCTGTGGCGCTGACTGCTGCAAATGTTTATGAGAATGTCGTCAAAATGAAGCTACTGCTTGACAAGGCTAATGTGCCGACCGTAGGCCGTTGGCTGGTTGCACCGCCCGAGATGATCGCTCTCATCTTGCAGGATGACCGCTTCGTTAAGACCGGCGGTTCTATGGCAGAGGATGTGCTGCAGAACGGCGTTGTGGCTCGTGCTGCTGGATTTGACATTTACATGTCTAACAACTGCGCAAGCAAGACCGCAACCGGAACCACGACCTTTACCGTCACCGCTGGCGACGAGGGTGCTTGCACCTATGCCGAGCAGATCGTGAGCACCGAGGCTTATCGCCCCGAGAAGCGCTTCGCTGACGCTGTGAAGGGTCTGCATGTGTACGGCGCAAAGGTCGTTGACGCAAAGCGTCTGGCCGGCTTGAAGTGCACATTCTAAGCGGAACAAAACCGAATTAAGACCTAAGACAAGGAAGGCGGCGTGACTATGCTGACAGAGATTTGTGCAAAACTGCACAACTACTTCTTAGTGCCGAACGGCATTCACAAGGGGGAGTTTACAATTGAAGGCGGCAAAATCACGCCGCTGGACTTTTTACAAGAGGGGCAATATTTTAGGATCGTGGGGAGCGTCTTTAACGATGGCGTTCATAGGTATGCCGAGGCCGACTTGGATTTGACCGACGAGGCTTTCAGCGGGGCGATATGGGCACTTGCGATACCTCCTAAGCTGGTGGACTTATCAAGGGAAATCAAGGCGTTTTGCGAGAGTGAGGCAGGAAAGCCCGGCGCGTTTGTGAGTGAGAGTTTTGGTGGCTATTCTTACAGCCGAGGTACTGACACAAACGGCGCTGCGCTTGACTGGCCTACCGTCTTTCGCGCGCGCTTAAACGAATGGAGGAAGCTACAATGAGCCTTTTGGCGCAAGCAATGACAGAGTGCGTCTTTGTACGAAAAATTGATAAACCGGACGGCGAGGGCGGATATACCACCAGCTGGGTGGATGGCGCACCGTTCAAGGCGGCAATTACTTTTGATAGTTCGATGGAAGCCCGCACAGCGGAAAAGGCAGGCGTTACAAGTCTGTACACTGTCACCGTTCCGATTGGCACGCGAATTGACTATTACGATGTGTTCAAGCGGCTGTCAGACGGCAAAGTATTCCGTGTGACTTCCGACGGCGACGACAAAATGACGCCAAAATCCGCCAGCTTCCAGGTGTTCCAGGTCACGGCGGAGGAGTTCACGCCCAGCATTGGCGGTTAAAATAAGCCGTCAGCGGGCGAGAATGTAGACTTGTAGACGGCGTTGTAGTGGCACTTTGTAGTACGCCAAAAATGGCGCAGTTAAGCCAAAAACAAGGCACTTTATATACTCTCACTACAAACACTACAAAGTTTTAGAGAGTAATATAAAGATGGGTATATATATTGAAATATATTAAATACAGAACCTTGTTTTATTGTAGTTTTTGTAGTTTTGTAGTAAGTCCAAAAGGGAGGGCAAAGCAAATGGCGCAGACCAAAGCGGCAGCAGTGCAAGCGTTTTTTGAGCGTTTCCTGCCAGCGTATGAGGAGACAACAGTGCCGCAGGGAGCAGCGCTACCGTATCTGACTTACGCACTCGTGACGGACAGTTTCCACGCTGATGGAAGTGGTGATACCAGTATTTCCGTTTCACTGTGGTACAGGGGCACAACCTGGAAGCCGTGCAATGCAATGGCTGAAAAGATAAGCGAGACAATCGGCTTTGATGGGTTGGTCATTCCCGCTGTTGATGGCTATATTTGGCTAAAGCGGGGCACGCCGTTTGCACAAAACATGTCCGACCCGGACGACGACCAAATCCGGCGAAAGATAATCAATATCACCGCCGAATATTTGACAAAAAATTAAGAAAGGATTTTGAAAAATGGGTAAATTTGCAGTTATTCCCGAGAGCACTTTCGACGACCTGCAGCTTGACGCAGGCGTTTTGCTTAAGAATTTCACCCCCGGAACCACGACGGAACCGGCGGACGAGGATATTATTTGCGCCACCACTGGTGGTATCAATGCAACTTGCGTGCCGACTTATTCTGACTTCGGTGAGGATGTGGACAACTGCCCGAACGGTATGAAAGAGTTGAAGCACCTTGACAGCTGGGAGTGCAAGCTGGCGTTCACTGCTTTGGGTACAAGTCCGGAGGCAATCCGACTTGCGCTTGGTTCTGCTGATGTCGACAAGGTTGACACAACGAAGATAACGCCCCGGGCAGACATCGCGCAGGCTGACTTCTCCGACCTTTGGTGGGTTGGTGACAAGGCTGATGGCGGCTTGGTTGCTATTCAGCTTAAGAACGCCTTGTCTACTGGCGGCTTCTCTTTGCAGACGACAAAAAACGGCAAGGGGCAGATTTCCGTTGAGTTGACTGGCCATGTGTCTATCACCGATCAAAAGACCGTGCCTATGGTGTTCTATTCCACCAGCGCCAGCAAGGCTGCGCAGGGCAAGGCTGCTGCGGTCAATAAATAAGGATTTTTTGTTTAGGAGGTAAAACAATATGAAAATATCCGAACTAACGACGGAGCGGGCGGCTGATGTCCTTTGCGAAGTCAGCATTTATGCGCTTAACATTTTGAGCGATAAGGAACTGCTGGCTTCTCTGCGTATGCAGCTGGAGGGCACGGACGGCGACCGCACCAAAGCGGAGATGATCGCTATTGCAAGCGAAAAAGTCGCCGAACTCATCCCGCTGCTGCTGAAAAAGCACAAAGATGATGTGTTCGGCATTGTCGCAGCTGTTAATGGGCTTACGCTCGAGCAGGTGCGGCAGCAGAAGATCATCAAGACAATGACCGCCATTAAAGAGATGGCGCAAGATAAGGACTTGATTGATTTTTTCAAATCCTGCGTGTCCACGGAAAAAGCGTAACAAGGGCGTTGATTGACGCTCCAAGACTGACAGTACAAGGGCTGGTTCTCGCTCTGCCGTTACTTATTGAGCGGCAGTCCGAAGAACTGGCTTTTCGTATTTATGTGACTAATTGCGCAAAAATCTTGACTGAAAACACGGCCAAGTCGGCTGCTGGTGGATCTTATTTGACTAAATCGTTTTTTGACATCATCAACCCGCCGCCGCCGGAGACACGCACACCCGAGCAAGTGAAACAACAAATTATCGGCAAGCTAAAAGACACAGCCGAAGAAAGGAACAACGACTAATGAACTTATTTGAACTGTTCGTTAAGATCGGCGTTGACGACCAAGCAAGCGACAAGGTCGGCGCTGTCGGTGACAAGATCAAGAGTGGACTTGGAAAAGCTGCAAAAGTTGCGGGCGCTGCCGTTACTGCCGCAGCGACTGCCGCCGGAGCACTCGTGAAACAGTCGACAGAAGCCTATGCGAATTACGAGCAGCTGGTCGGCGGTGTCGACACGCTGTTCAAGAAGTCATCTAAAAAGGTGCAGGCGTATGCCGCCAACGCGTATAAGACTGCTGGTCTGTCTGCCAACCAGTATATGGAAACGGTGACAAGTTTCTCTGCGTCGCTTTTGCAGTCGGTTGGTGGTGACACCGACAAGGCAGCAGAAAAAGCAAATATGGCAATCACCGATATGTCGGATAATGCCAACAAAATGGGCTCGAACATGGTGGATGTAGAGAACGCATACAAAGGTTTTGCGAAACAAAACTATACGATTAAGTTTATCTATAGTCCGGCGGCGTAAGTAATTCGCCGTTGAGTGTGAGTGAACCTTACCAGGGGTGTGGGAGAAATCCTGCTAACGGGGGAAATCTAAGTGCAATAGCATACGACAATCCCGTGCCAAGTCCTAAGATATAAATAATTTTACTTGTATAACAGGTGAAATTGTGTTATAATATCTAAGGAAAGGTGTAACGACTATCGGTTCGTCACCGAGTACATTATCTATTGGTACGATAGTGGAAGTGCTCACTAACCTTTGACGGAGGAATTGACTATGGAAATTTGGAAGCCTATTGAAGAATTGCCCGGTTATTCTGTTAGCAATAAGGGCAGAGTAAGAAAAGACAGCAACGGCCAAATAATGGTGCTTAATAAAAATGGTGGCTATTGCAGGATCACCATAACAAAGCACGTTCATAGACTTGTTGCAAAAGCGTTTCTTGATGAACCTGAAAAAGAAGAAAAATGTTGGGTAGACCACATTGACGGAAACAGGTCAAACAACGATGTAAGCAATTTGCGATGGGTTACGCCATCCGAAAATTGTATGGCTTTTGGATATAAGAGCCGAATTGAAAACAAGAAACGAAAAGTAAAGGCTACAAATATCGATGGTCAAACAATCATTTTTGAATCTCGACAAGCGGCGGCAAAATATTTTGGCTGCAGCGATACTCTTATTGATTACGGTCGTTTGTATAAAAGAGGAAACAAAAAGGGTTGGTCTTTTGAAAAGGTTAAAGATATAGTCTAATCCCCTTAAAAAATATCGGGAAACCGAGGGTATAAAATGGTTAGATAACCTAAAACTGGGCTACGGCGGCACCAAGGAGGAAATGGCTCGGCTACTGCAAGACGCGGAAAAAATATCCGGAGTAAAATACGACTTGTCGAGCTATTCCGATGTCGTCGACGCAATACATGTTATCCAAACGGAAATGGACATCACTGGCACAACGCAGCGCGAGGCAGCGACTACCATCGAGGGCTCTGTGAATTCCGCCAAGGCAGCGTGGCAAAATCTGCTTACCGGAATGGCGGACGACAACCAGGACTTCCAAGGGCTCGTAAACCAGTTTGTTGACAGTGTTGCGACAGCCGCAAACAACATTCTGCCGCGAGTGCAGCAAGCGCTTGAGGGTGTCGGTTCGCTGATCGAGAAGCTGGCGCCTGTGATTTCCGAAAAACTCCCGGAACTGATAACGGCAGTGTTGCCGTCGCTGGGCGAAGCCGCTCTCGGTATCATCCAGTCACTGGTTGACGGCATAAATCAATCTTTGCCTGCACTACTTCCGGCAGTGGTAAGTGTTGTAACAACTCTCGCAACTGGACTTGTTGAAATGCTGCCGACCATTTTGGAGATGGGGCTAAACATCATCACGCAGCTGGCACTCGGAATTGCCCAGGCGTTGCCGGAACTTGTGCCGACGATAGTCAATGTCATTTTGCAGATTGTAACAACGCTGACAGACCCCGAAACGCTGAACAACTTGCTGAACGCTGCTGTTACGCTGATCACAGCGCTGGCGACCGGTTTGATCAATGCGTTGCCGGTTCTCTTGCAGCAGGCTCCGGTCATTATTGGAAATTTAATCACTGCGCTGAATGCAATGTTGCCCAAGATCCTGCAAATGGGCATAACGATTATCGTCAGCGTTGCTCAAGGATTGGTCGCAGCACTTCCGAAGATTGTAAAGGCAGCACCGCAAATCATAATGTCAGTCGTAAGAGGCGTCGCTGGGTCTATATCTTCTCTGTTTCGGATAGGCAGCGACATTATACACGAAGTCGGTGACGGATTTAGCGCAGCCGTTGATGGTGCCCGCGATTGGGGTCGAGATATGATCGACAATTTCGTGTCGGGCATTCAAGAAATGTGGGGCAACCTCGTGAGCACGGTAAGCAACACGGCGCAGAAAGTACGGGACATTTTGGGCTTCTCCGAGCCGAAAAAAGGCCCGCTGTCAAACTTTCACACTTATGCGCCGGATATGATGAAGCTGTTTGCAAAAGGCATTAAAGAGAATGAATGGCTTGTGCTGTCGCAGATACAAAAATCGTTTGATTTCGGAGAGCAAACAATCAGCGCGGGCTACAATATAAAAGGCTCCGGCGCTGGTGGCGTTGGCGGTGCCGGAAATGTTAATGT